TTGGTGGTACTGGCCAAGGACTTCTACTGTCGTACCAGCCATGCTGTGCCATAATAATCTCCCTTTATAAGTCTTTTACTTATAGGGAGATCATAAAGGACTTATTGATTAAAACCCAAGAGTGAATACTGTATGGGGTTCGCGGTCAAAATAGCCCTCCTCATCATATTTTAACATCGCTTCATACCTTTCAACCCCACGATCAGTTAAGTACGATTCTTTATTGACCATATCAACATTGATAAGCCCCTCGTCTTCCCATTCAACCATCCCTTTAGATGTAAAGCGGTCATAGTGAAGCTCATGGAGGTTGATAATCTCATTATCTCTCTTAAGATCTTTTAGGGTTTTATACTTTCTGCCCAGCAGTTTTTTAATCTCAAGATATAGACTCGTCTCATTCCCACTATAGTGGCTTGCCTGTCTTTCAAGACGAGCAACTCTACGCTCAAGGTCATTAATAATTTCTGATGCTGTTCTTCTCATGGTTCATTCTCCATTGTCGGTTAAGATCACTTATGAGTAGGACATAAATAAACTATTAACCTTCATTTTCTTCCTCGAAAGTGATCTCTACCTTTTCATCTGGTTCATCGTCAGATTTCTTTTTGGGATTGATCCACTGACTAACTACACCTTTAAGCTCGACCTCATCTTCGGTCTTGGTCTTGATAACAGTCTGTCCTTGGAAGATGGATAGCTTCTCAATGACCGCCGACTGGAGTTCAAAGATTTGTTCTCGAAGCAATTGCATCTGAATCTGTGCATCTCTCAAGCGAGCTATAAGTGCTTCTCGATCCCCATTAGCAGAAGCGAGCTTATCCTTGAGTTCTTCTACCTCGGAAGGATCTCTGCCGGACGCTATGGCGAGCATAGAGGAGATGCTACCTGTGAGCATACCTATGATGCCGATTAAGATGTCTCTGTTCTTCTCTACAATCTCATGTGTGGAGAGAAAGTAGATCAAGACACAGATAAGGAACATAAATACTACAGAGGCATACCATCCTCTCTTAGCTTTCTCGGACTGGGTGAACTGTTTATTTGTACTCATCAATATCGCCTTCGTTTTCTTGGGGGTTTAGGTTTAGGTTTTCTTTTCTCCTCTTGTTGAGTGACCACATAGTAGGAGTCAATCACATACTCAATGAAAGCATCATATCGAGGCATATGGTAAGGGAGTCCAATCCAGGTTCTTGTCATGGGTCTTAATGTAAGTTGAAATATGACCCATAGCCAAAAGAGCATTGCTATAAACCCGACCCTCCAAAAAAAATAAGAGATCCAGTCGAAGAACTTCCGATCCCTTGCTCTCTTACGAATGTATTTAGGACCTCCGAGTCGTTTAACTTTGTCCGACCCTTTAGGTGGCTGTAATGATTGGATCGTTTCACCCACAGCGTATATCTCTTGAGGCTTGCTCACACCCTTAAACTTGTACATCCCGACACATACATACCTCGCATCTTTAGGGAGGTTATGTGAGGTGCGATTTCTCGTTGCTGACATGGCTTCTTTGGTAAGTAAAACCTGTCCTGCTTGGCAGAGACTCATTGTGCGAGCGGCTATGTTTTTGGCTAGACCCTCAAGCTCTACACGCTTTGCACCAGCACCGACAAAGACATCATCTTGCTTAACCTCGATGATTTTGCCCCAATGGATGCCTATGCGAGTTTGTAGGTTCGTTTTTTTAGGTACTGTTCGTTGGTAAGCCAGACCAAAGTTTACTGCATCAATGATGCGATCAAAGGATAGTAGAAATCCATCAGACCGATCAATCTCTCTACCGTTGTGTTTATAGACAAGTGATCGAGCAAGACGATCATGTACTTGAAACCATTTCGCGGCGACCACAGCACCATTCCTCTGGACAAATGCTGTACTACCTATTATGTCGAGGAGAACGATAGCCAAGTATCGCTCTTTCATTTCTACTTCATATTTTATAGCCATACCTCATCTCCACAATTCCTTAATGTTTTCACAAGGTGTAGAGAGGATCTTTTCAGCATCTTCAACCGAGCAGGTTCTAAGGTATGGTCTGTACCCGACACACTCTTGAATATGATCTAACGCCTTTTCACATTCGGTGCGATTATCTTCTTCGGGTATCTCGGATTGATCGCAAGAGTAAAAAGTTAATGCTATGGCAAAGTGTAAGATTATTTTCATAGTTAGTATCCAATCAAGGCAAACTCTTGTTTTTTGATCACTTCAAGAGGTGAGGTTTCAGTTCGCTGAATAACCCAACGAACATAGTATGATCCAGGTATAAATCCAGCCGACATCACTTCACCGACATAGTATTTACCTGCTTCCTCTCTCACAGGTGTCCTCCCCCCTAAACCTACCCTCCACTCTCCTCTCGTGTGATCCTCCCCATAAAACTCATAGCGTATTAAGTATGGGTCAAAACCATTCCCTTGACTGTCATATATTTCTACCCTCAAGTCATTCGGACCGAGCTGTGTACGCTGTTCAAAAATAACTGCCATGATTACACCACCTCAATGAAAGTGTCTCTTGAAGAGACTGAGATAGTTTGTTCGCCATAGATGAGCGTGTTGTCTGCTACTAACTCTGCTTTAAACTCAACAAATATAGTTTGTCCTAAAACGCTATCTGGAATCGTAAAGCGATACACGAAGCGATGAGCTTGGTCTGTGGCTACCATTGCGTTTGGTCCACTTAATACAGTGCGTACATCCTCTACATAGTGAAAGAGAGTCGCCTCAACATTCTGGACATCAAGAGGTTTAAGGTCTGCCCCTAGCCAAGCGACTTGACACGGAACAGTATCTCCAATGTGTGCTAAAGTGTTGTAAATCATGTTTGCATCTCCTCTTACATAAGAAAAAAAATTATAAATAGACTATAAATGAGAAGATCATATAAGGGTCTTGAAGTCGTCCTATTAACCTCATTCTTAAGGAGTGCGTTCATGGCTAAAGCCAAAACATCAAAGTCAAAATCTTCAAAGGTGAAGTCGGCCTTAAAAGGTGTCGATCTCGCAGGTGTCCTCAACGAAGCTGAAAAGGGTCAGAAAGACTCGGCTCTTGTAGAGCTTGATCTCGATTCTCTCTCCACCTCGATGCCTCATATCAGTACAGGTTCTGTTTCTCTCGACTATCTCATCGGGGGTAAAGAAAACGCTCAAGGTGTTCGCCCATGTCCAGGCATACCTCGTGGACGCATCACTAACATCTATGGGCTTGCAGGTGCAGGCAAGACCACAATCGCTCTCCAAACGGCCGCTTCCATCTGTAATGAGGAAGGAGGCACTTGTGTTTACATTGACTGGGAGAATGAGGTCGAACCACGCTACGCTCAAATGCTCGGTGTACCTGTCACAGATAAGTCTAAGTTCATGCTCCTACAACCCGAAACCCTTGAGCAAGGGTTCAAGCTCATGGTCAAGTTCGCATCGGCAGGTGTTGACCTTATCGTGGTTGACTCTGTGGGTGCTGGTGTTCCCGAAAAGATGTTCCAAAAGGAAGCAGGGGAGCAATCTGCTGTCGGACTTCTCGCTCGCCAATGGTCGCAGTTCCTCCCTCTCTTTAAGCGTGTAATCGCTGACTCAAACACAGCGGTTATTGGGATTTCTCAGCTTCGTGAAGCTATCGGTGGTATGGGTGGCTTTGGTGGTGGTCCGACTCGTAAGCCTCAAGGTGGACAAGCATGGACTTACTATTCAAGCCTCAAGATCATGCTTCGTGTGGTTGGTAAAGATCGAGGTAAGGAGTGGGACGGTCTACAGAATAAGATGATTGATACCGTCAAGGGCAACATCGTTCGTGCTACCCTCGATAAGTGTAAGGTGTCAGACGCTTATAAACATGAATCCGAGTTCTACCTTATGAATGGGGTTGGTGTAGACAATGAGCGTACTGTGCTTGACCTTGCCATTTCTGTCGGTGTCGTGAAGAAGGGTGGTGCTTGGTACACCTGGGCTGACCCAACTACAGGTCAAGAGCATAAGGGGCAAGGTCTTGAAGGCTTCCGAAACCTTCTCCCCACTAACTGGCTTGATGTGATGTTTGGTCAAGTGCGTGGTTATCTTACTTCCAAGAAGAAGGAAGATGAACCAGAGATCAAGACAGAGCCGTCGGGCAAGCTCGGTGGTGATGCTCAAGCGGCTATGGACGAGTTAGACGATCTCTTTAAGTAGGGTTAACCGTTAGCTTCTAGTTTTACTAAAAGGTCTTTGGTGTTGTTTACCTTGTAGACCTTCATCAAGTATTTGACCTCCATGACCATAATCACAGCAAAGGTAGATGTAACACCTGCTGAGATTATGAGCTTTGCTAACGCTCCATTGGCAGGTGGAGGTAGTACAAGCTCAAGGATGATCTCGATGCCCTCTGCTGGTAAAAGGGCGATCAAGTCTTTGAAATCAATCGTGCCGAGAATACCTGCCACCACGACCCTAAAGTCAAAGTCAGCAAACCAATCCCATATCTGAAAAAACAGATAGATTTTGACAGGTGTTGATAATGCCTTAAGGGTCTTAGACTTGCTCAATAGGTCATCTAAATAATCACCTATTGATGTAGCACCCGATTCGATAACTTTAAACGCATTTAAGACCTTTTCTGGTACAAACTTTTTTGCTTTCTCTAATGCTACTTCCCACCTGTTCTTTTCTTCAAGAACCTCACCAATCAACTTAAGCATGGGTATTTCACTCCATACTCTTTTAGCTACTTGAGCGAGCTTCTTCTTCCCCTCTTCAAGAAGATTACCGAGCTGTGTGTCGATTTCTTTAATCATCGCCACACCACTAGATGTGATGCCTAGCATGGCTTTAAACTTATCCCATGCTTGAGGTGCTTTCTTAAAGAGGTCGATGAGTTGCTTGACCTTTTTTACTATGGAGAAGAAAGCCTTCCTCTGCGTAAAGTCTTGACGGCTATTGGAGGTTAAGTGCTTGGCGATTACTTGGATTGCTTCAAGAGAGAAATCTGAAGCGTGTGCTTTCTTCAAGTTGGAGGATTGCTCATAAGCTACTTGGCAAGCAAGCCTAACCATGTGTCGTTGTACTACTCTGTCTAACATAAGACCTCCTAAATGCGTTTGCTACATAATCTAGGGGGGCATAAAAGGATTACAAACATATAAGAAAGAGGGTCGTCAACTTTAACTAGATAGGAGGTACAATATGGGTGAACCTAACACCGAAGTATTGGACGATCCCATGAGAAACATATACTGGTCTCACTTGAAAATGATGAGGGCTTGCCCTCAACAATACCTATGGCATAAAGGACACCCCGACCATGATTTAGGGGCTGGTAAAGGAAAACCAAAGCCATTGCCCGATGAGTCAAAGGACTCTGAACACCATCAGTTAATGGGTACTGTATTATCCACAGTGGTTGAGGAAATATACGATCATGAGCTGTATCGTGATCCTAAGACGATACAGACAAAGATCAAGGAGATCGTTGATCAAGCGTTTGCCAAAGCAGAGCAACGCCACTATGTGATCTGGTCATATATGACTAGAGAAGAAGCAATGGACATCTGTCATAAAGGTGCTCAAAACTTTCTTGAGATTTTAAAAGAGCATAGATTTCTTGGGCCGTATGCGAAGTCCGAGTTGCGTATGACTCCACCTATGAACAAATACTTTAATGTATGTGGTATTGCCGACCTTGTATATCGAGACAAGGAAGGCAAGGTTCATATCCTTGATGGTAAGAACGCATCTACTCCAATGAAGTATGAGGACGAAGATCAGCTTAGGTGGTATGCCCTTTGTTTTAGATTACAATATGGGAAAGTACCAGATAGGCTAGGGTTCTTTTACTTTAGGTATCCTCGATCAAACCCTCCAGAGAAGCACTTTGCAAATCCAGATGAGGAATGGACTGGGTTTGTTGAAGTGAAGATCACAGATGACGATATTCGTAGGCTAGGGAAAGAGGCGATTGAAACTAATCGTGCTATTCATAGGGGGGTGTTTGAGCCTAACCCAATCCCGAAGCATTGTACTTGGTGTAAGTTCGAGAACATCTGTGAAGAACGACAAGCTCAAAAGAAGCGTAATGCGGCGAAGCGTGGTCTAGGTAAAACAAAGACACCAGACCCGACTGAACAAGGTGGGGGGATTATCAACCTCAATATGAAGTAAATCATATAATGGTTGATAACCACACTACGAAAGGAGAGTTCAAATGGATCTTGAACAACTCGTAAATAAAAAACTAGACATTGAGCGAAGGCGAGAGCGTCTGCTCGGTAAGCTAGAAGCAGCCAGATCAAGTCTCTCCGAGCTTGACAAAAGATTGGTTGAAAGGGGCATTAACCCCGACACACTTGAAGATGAAATCAACCGCCTCAAAGCTGAAAGGCAAGAGGCGATTACCAAACTTAACGAAGCTCTGTTGGACGCAGAGCAAGTCATCACCCGCATTGAAAGTCGAGTAGATTCTCTATGAAGATTACAGTCTCAGCACAGGACTTGAAAGAAACCCTATCAATCGCTCAGAACACTTTGGGTACAAATCAAGACATCACCTCACACTTTATCTTCTCTGCCGAAGAAGCAGGTGTGAGCGTCATGGCTTGTTCTCCCCCTCGTCAGTTTTCAAAGATTCCAGTCATCGGTGCTACGGTGCAAGATAAAGGGTCTTTTTCTATCGAGGGTAAGCGTTTAATCTCAGCGACTAATGTTATGACAGGTGTCGTTGAGATTGAGTATAACGATGAGGAGAAGGAAGTATCCTTAAAGGGCAGTGAGGGTGAGGCGACTACTGTCTCATTAGACCCCGAAGCATTCCCTCCTTGGGTCGAGAAGTTTAAGCAAGCGACTAAGGTCGGAGAGATTTCTGCTTCTATCCTCTATGATACGCTTAATACAAACCGACAGTATGTATCACAAGATGATAGTCGTAGACCAGAGCTTGCAATGATCTTGATCGAGGGTGGCAAAGCGATTGCCTGTGACGGGTATATGCTTAATATGTCTAGGCACGATGACCTTCAAGGGATGGATGTAAAGATCCACTACAAGGACATCGCACCACTGATGAAGTTCCTCAAAGCATATGACGGTAATGTGATTGAAGTCCTTAGTGGTGGTCAAGCGACATTCTTTAAGGCAGAGGACGGTGCGTTATTCGCTGTAATGGATCTGCCTTACACCTATCCTCCCATCACACAGCAATATGCTGATGCGTTTAACTGGACACCTCGTAGGGTTTGGAGGTTGTCTAAGGATAACTTTATGAACGGTCTTACATTCTTGTCAGCGTTTGCCGATAAGACCAACTATAAAGTCACATTCAAAGATCCCGAAGATGAGGCTCTATTGCCCCCTAGCCTTGAGATGAACTCGTCTAATAGTAAGACAATCTCATACAACCTCGAAGTGCCTCCATTCGAGGACGCAGAGAAGCCTTTAGAAGAAATCACTGACCTCTCCAACTTGATGTATGCGACTCGACTCAAAGAGGCTGGTGAGGGTGATGACATCCCTACTTTCGATTTCAACTATTTGTCGATCAAAAAGGCAGTAGAAATCTATAATGATAACATCGTCTTTGGGTGTACTCGTGAGGGCAAGAAGGGTTATATGCTTTTCAAGTCTGACCAAGACTCTGGAGTACAGACTGTTTCTATTATAGGTTGGATGCTTTAATGTGATGAATGACCTTGCTTCTCGATTTTACCGATTAAAAACGCTCAAGGAATCGTGTGAAAAACGCATAGACGATCTTGAAACCGAGATCGCTTTCCTTGAGCTAGATAAAGATAAAAAGACGGAAGCAGGGGTCATCCTCGACACTCTCGCTCAAGATGAAGTAGAGCGAGGGGTATCGACCTATATATCCCTCTTAGAAGAGGGATTGAAGGCGATCTTCCCCGAACAAGAGGTCGGGCTAACAGCCGAGATCACAAAGGTTCGTGGGAAGGTCGCAGTTAATCTCAAGACTACCTTTAAAGGTCAAGACGGCCTTGAGATTGAGGGTGATGGCTTAGACGCTTTTGGTGGAGCTGTCACCACGATACAGAGCCTTTTACTTAGGATTTCTCTTATCCTTAAAAGAGGTCTTAGACCTGTCCTCATACTAGACGAGACTTTTCCAGCAGTGGACGAAAACCGAGTAGAGATTCTAGTCGATTTTCTTAAGGTTCTTTGTCAACGATTGGGTATGGATATATTGTGTATCACACATGATCCGACCATTGCTGATAACTGTGATATAGGATATAAAATTTCACCAGGCAAGAATGGTGCTACCTTAAAGAGAATAAAGTAATGAAGAAACAAGGTGCAATCAGACATAAACTCAAGCAAGTTAAACATAGACTGCTTCAGAAGGCCATTCGTAATGGTATGTCGAAGAAGCCTTGCAACTGTATTCACTCTGGATTAGTCCGAGGCAATGCTAATGACCCTTTGTTTTATGTTTGCCTCCAAGATGCAGAGAAACCTAAAGAGTGGGATGGTGTGATCTGTGATCCGTCCACACCAAACACCTGTCCTTTCTTCAAGCCCCAAAAAACCGAGGAAGAAATCAGAGAAGAGTTCAATCTTGAGTTTGATGCTCTCATCAACGAGGGCGACATGGGTAAGATAGCTAGTAAATATCCAGATGTGGCCGCTCTCTTATGGGTTCTTGCCGATAGTACAGATGAAACAGAGGACAACAATGATTGAAATCTTAGAACTAAAAGTAAAGGGCAAGACACCATTGTTCTTAGAGGTTGATGTTCCACCTAAATGTATGCCTTTACTCGTAGGTGCTCCAAAGGGAGATGAAATACTCAAATGGGTAGAACAACCCTCTAATAGAGAGTCGGTTCTCACATGGGGCATAGAAGCCTCTGTAAACGAAGTTATAGAGGCTATGGTAGGGTATGCCCTAGCTCGTAGTGAAAAAGAGCAATGGGGAATAAAACAAAACTCATTCACCGATGCAGAACAAAGGCTGAATGAGCTAGGTATAGATGAGGTGATTACCACCGATAATGTGGTTCACCCTAAAGACCCATCTATGTTGGGTACAGTCATTGTGGCAGGTGGGAAATGCTTCCCTGTCATCCACAATGTGAGTCGAGGACTCTGTGTCTTAAAAAGCTTGGCGTAGTTCTTGGAACTCTGACATAGAAAGAACTCTTTTCGCTTTAGACATAAGCCCTTGTCTGAGTTTTTCTCTAAAATTGAGAACATCACGAGGTATATGACCTTGAGCCTCATGGACTGTTTTCACATAGTTAGCGTCATCTTGGTCTGATCTATTACCGTAGTGTTGTGCTAAAAGAACTACTGCGTCTGTATGAGCATTCCAGTCGGTCAATTCAGAGATCTTTTTTATTAGATCTTCTGTGTCAAGAAGTCTTGCCGCTCTACGACCACGAGGACGATAGCTCGCTACTCGGCTGTCATCATCGTCATCATCGTCAAAGACATTATCGTCAAGAACTTCCTCGATTTCTCCATAATTCTCTTCGTACCAATCAAGGTGTCCAGGCTCATCAACTGTGTCTTTCTTAGCACCCTTGAAGTAAGCGAGGACGATAGGAAGAACAATCTCAAGAAGAGGTACAGAAGCAAGACCCCACCAAGCTGGGTTGCCTGTGAGTTTAACCATCGTTGCAGGCAAGACATAGTGTTCAATCGCTTCGACAATAGCCATACCGATAGCCATGAGAACAACCTTAAATAGACGCTTAGGCCATTTCTTGTACCAGATCTCATCAGCATGAGGGTCCCAACCATGCTTCTTGACGATGTGGTAAGCGTGTTTGATGATCTCAACAGGGTTGATTACATTAAGAACCTTTTTCAAAGCTCTCTCGGTAACCTTCTTGCTGTGCTCTTGAGCGGCTTCTTGAATGATACGCTTCTTTACCGAGTTTGGAACTGGACCGTCATTCTTGTCGCCCCAAGCATATCCCTCATAGAATTCGGGAGACTTGCCACGAGGAGCAAACTTTGACTGACCATGTGCTCTCTCCTCTTGGCGAAGTTTAGCACCCTCTTCAAACTCGGTGAAGTCAGCGTCAACCTCTGCCTCCATGAGCTTCTCGGCATACTCTGGAGCAATCGCCTCGATCACATCATCCATTAGATCATCAATAGGCATCTTAAAAAGATTAAGATGTCTGCGATACTTATCAAGAGGCTCGGCAACATACTTGAGGAATAGCCCCTTAAGAGACTCTTTCATTCCTGCTTGGTATTCCATCGCCGCAACCTTCATCTCAAGCCCTGCAATACGCTCCATTGTTGCCTGTCGGCTCATTGAAGCCTCACGATAAGAGCGTCTTGCTCTACGATAACTGTTATCATGTCTCATGTGGTTTTCTCCTTAAAAGAGGTATCATATAACGAACATATAAAGATGATCATAAATAAACTACAAAAAGGATTGACCACATGATCTTAGGACTCGACCCCTCTCTCAGAAACTTTGGGTGGACGCTCATTCGTGATGATGGACACTTCATGGATAAAGGCACAATGAAAACAGAAGCCAAGATGATGTTCGTTGATAGATACATCACCCTCCGAGAAGGTCTAAGAGAAATCGTACAGAAAGTCAGAGCTGAACACCCCGAAGAAATACTGCGTGTCGGGATCGAGTCTCCCATCTTCAACGACCTTTACTCGGAGGGTATGTACGGCCTGTTCCTCTACAGCAATGAAGCCCTCATGCTTGAGAAGTGCGACACTGTTTACCTCTCCCCCAATCAAGTTAAAGCTCATGCCTCTGCTTTCCTTAATCGACCAAAGGGGTGGAAGATGGGTAAGGGAGATATGGTAGACGCGGCTAAACAAGCTACTCAAGGGCAAGGTGCTAAGAGATGGAATAACCACCAAGCCGATGCCTTTTGGGTAGCTAAAGCGGCAAGTCGCTTTTGGCTCTTAGTCGAGGAACAGATCACCGTTGATGATTTATCCGACTTAGAGCGTAGACACTTTACTGACTTTGAACGCTATGTGCGTGGGAAGAAAGCGGGTAAAGTGAAGCGTATGGGGATCACCCATAAAGAAGATGATCGCTTCTTTAGATGGTCAGAAACTTAATCTCTATTGAATGAAAAGAGCCTATCTCCTCATTCAAGGAAGATAGGCTCTTTCAAGTCGATCTTATCAACCTTAAAGGTTGTAGGCGAGCTAACTAATCAGTCGCTACCCTCGTCAGCAGTAATGTCTGACCCTTCTGACTGATTGAGGATCGCTACTACCTTGCCATCCTCTTGAATCTGCCAAGGTGCTGACTCTGGAATACCAAGTCGCTCACGAGCTGATGCTACAATCTCTTGTGCCTGTGCCTCATTACGCTCAATCTGAAACGCAATACGAGTCTTGCGAAGCTCTAACTGACCAAGCTGATTTAAAAGCTGATTAGCGTTCTGACGGAGCTGTGAGATGGAAGCCATTTCCTCCTCGGTGAGTGTCCCCACTTCTTGAGGTTGGTTGGTCGCTGTCTCTGTCGCCTCTGGGTTTACAGTCTCTTCTGACATCTTTATGTTCTCCTGTGCTTTTAAGCATACGGGTGATTTGGCAAGTCATCTCGTGAAGCTCTTTAACCTCGTCCCTCATGTCTGAGATGATCTCGGCTTGCTCTTGAGCCACACTCTTTACTTGTACCACCTCTTTATCTGTTTCAAACACATTGTCAACATTTTCTGTTGACCCCCTGCTCTCCACTCCCACACCACTCATTAAGAAAAAACTGAGAACCACAATAAGTAAGACTAACTTCTTCATGGATTTCTACCTTGTTGTCGGAGAACCCACTGATAAACCTCTCGCATCATGGCATTCTGTTGATTTAAGTCCGTCCTCATTTGACGAAGCTCTTGACTGTTAAGCTGGACTTGATTCAAGTCCTCTTCTATACGCTCAATCTTGCCTTCTAGCTTTTCTATTGTGCGTGTTTGAGACTCCGATTTCTGTTCCATCAGCTTCAAACTCGTACTCATGTTGAAGATATAAATGATTACAGGGATCAAGAAAACTGACAGTATCTTAAAACCCCACTCAAGAGCGTTCTTCATTGACTCGGACATGGCGACATACTCCTAGAAAATTATTTTTTGCACCTGTGCTGTTCACCATATAAGCACATATAGAAAAACTATAACTTTGAGCTGACCCAAACCCTACGAATGTCCACCCATATCGTGTCGAGACTAAGCCTAAATATAGTGTCGGTGTCATCGTTATCCATCCTGCCCTCTAAACCCACACGATAACAAATCACAGTGTCGCTGTTTAGCTCTACTAGATAAAGACGAACAATCACACCATCTAGTTGTAGATCAGTCACTTTGCTCAATGGAGAGTAAGAGGTGTAGTCCTGCTTGACGAAACCAGCCTCACTTAAACCTAAGATCAAACTCTGATAGCGATCTTCTATGGTCAATCCGTCATAGGCTAATATAAAGCCTTCTGACCAGACTCTTCTTCCATTCTTTTTTTCTGTTATAGACATAAGGCATAGCTTTTAACCTCCTCTAGTCTATAACCTTAATTCATTTAATAACTACCACATTTACCCGATCTACTCGGTGTTCCGAGCCTCCACAGCAGACCCTCAAGACATCACCTCCCATTGGTCGAACCTCAATAGGATAATCCCTCCACTTCTCTTGTGTACAATCACCATCTACACAAGCCCAGTAAGCAAACGAGTTCTCATCCACTCCCTCGATGCTCAAGTACCCTATGTGCTCCTCAAGCTCCACTTGAGGACACTCGGTCTTGTAAATCTCCATCTTCTCTTCGCCACAACCTGCCAAGAGCAGTAGACACAATAAAAACCTCAATGGTTATCCCTTTCTGTTCAAAACGCTTGTTATATGATTACGAACCCCAAATCTTCCTCACCACATCCCAAAAAGTTTTCATCACCGATGACCTGTAGGGGATCTTCCTCCCTTCATCTTCTCCGATCTTAAAAATACCCACGCTGTCGTTGTACAACTCGATTTCTAATGTGTCTAGCGTGTAATGAGCATATGAATGTTGTGTGAACCCGATCTCCAGACAACTGTTGACAAGCAAATCAAAAATCTCGACATGATCACCACGCTCTAATGTGAGCAATGAATTGGTAGTCCAGATACGCTTGCCCTCGCACTTCTTTGTGTGTTGATTACTCATTATTCTCCTCCACTCGGTAAGTTGCCCTTATCTTAAGACCATCACGACCGTCTATCTCGGCTGATAATAAATCCAAACGATATGATCCTATCACTCCCACCTCATGTACCACTAAAGAACCACTCGGATAACTGTAAGAAATCTCAACACGAGTCTTACCCTCTAAGTCTGACTCGCTAAAAAATCCAGCTATCGTCTTGGGTACATCCCTTACGCTTTCGTACTTAATCATTATGCGTTCCATGCCTTTCTGATCATTTCCCATAAATCACAAAGCTCATCACTACCAAGCTCATAGTGCATAGCCCCATTGTAAATCACGCTGTCTCTCACAACCTGTAAAGACTCGACTCCCATCAAGACCCAAACTGACTTACCTGCACCATCTGATAAGACATACTCCTCATAAGGTAAAGCCCACTCAAAACCCCGACTCTCAAGCACCTCACTCAAAACCTTACGACAAGCAAGATCACCTTGAGATGCGACCGTCTGTTGAAAACTATTCAAAAGCTCAAAGCCTTCTTTAGACCAGTCCACTGTTCCGTCATCTTGTCTCTCTACATATCTATTCATGTTCGTTCCACTTTCAAAAGGTAATCTGACACAGATTATATGATTAAGGGTTTACACCCATATCCCTCAATACTTGAGACACAAGCTCTTGGAGTTGCTTATATAAAGCCTCAAGAAGCTCATCCCCACTAGCGTAAGGTGGCAAAGTCTCATAGATACGATGCGTTATATTCCTTTGAGTACCGACAACCTTTAAAAGAAGATTGCCCTCTATTGCATAAAAGTCCTCGTGAGCTTTAAGCCCGAATGGAACAGTCTCTTTCACCCAAGCAAGACGAGCCTCACGCTCCCATAAATGTGGCCTCGAAAAGTCTCCTGTGCCATTCAAATGATACTGCTCATCTTGATACCAGGCTTCTACTGTCATACACCTCTTATAAAGATAGTCGTATTCCTTCTGTAGCTTAGAGATCGTCTCATGGTCTAAAAGATGACCAATGGGCTTCCTCACATCTTCTACACATACCTTATAGAGATCATTCCTCCACTTATGCTCTTGAGCCTGTGCAAGCCTTCTCTGCTCCTCTCTCGCCTCTTGCTCCTCTTTAGCCTTACGAGCCTTCTCATCACGCTCTCTCTTTATCTGACGACCCTTATCACAAGCCGAACATGGCTCATTGTTTTGAAAACCAAATATACCACCAAAAGGGTCTTGACCCTTAACCCAACCTCTGTCCTTGCAAGTATGACACCTTATCGCTGGACCATGCGTGTTAAGGTTGTCCTTAAGTTGAGCTAACTGATACGCATACTGTCTTACATCATGCTCGTTGATCGGATGCTTTAACCTCTCTTTATGAGTCTCTGTACCTACAACCCAACCAAGCTGTCTTTGGATCGACTCGATCTCTGACATGATCTCGGCACATCTTTGCTTCATATTCATCGTTGCTTACCTCCCTCAACCCAAACATCTCTTACCGACTGCAAAACCTCAGATACAAAGTCATGCAAGTCATACTCTCCCCCGATACGAAGGTTCTTAACAAAGTCTCCTCGCTGTATGCTCAACACATATGGATCTTCTTTCCAAACCACACATAATGAAGATGCTTCAAACTTGCTCGTTGAACTGTGCATCCAGAAAGGCCGACCCTCTTTCTTAAATCCCAACTCCTCAAGCAAAGTCGAGTGATAATGCTTTATCTGATCACCACTTATACGACTACCCTTATAACTAGGGTTCGCTACTCGAACACCATTGTCTTTAACTGTTAGCTTCATCATTGCTTTGCAAAGTCTCCTTTCAAGAGTCTATAGATAAGGGGTTACTGCTTCGCATAAGGGGTCGGTACACCCTCTAAGATCGAGGGGTCAAAATTACGCTATATCCCATTCTCTGGGATTGTTAAGTTTGTTGCTTTCATATCGGTTCTCCTTTCAAGAGACTATTGCTAGTAGGGGGGTTGGGAAATCGACCCCAAAAAATTCAGACCCAAATAATATATGAGATCACTTATCCAACATCGCTTTTCCAAAAACGCTCATATATAAGACCCCCCTCTGGAGAGACTTAACCTTTCAGTTATTCGTCTGCTCCTGTTTGGGTGAGGTCGATACAAGCATCGACATAGATGCCATTGTGTCGGTCATTGTAGACATCGCAGTATTGGTACTCCATCTCGATGTCTACTCCTGCCTCTCGACAAGCTCTCTTGAGGTTTGAGAGGAGGTCATCTGTGGAACACTCCAAGTTCCACTCTCTATCATCATCCTCATCTTCCTCTGGCTCGTCCTCCCCCGACCACATCTTGAAGCTGATGTAGCAACCTCCGTTGGTGATCTTGATCTCCTCTGGTCGTGCATCGTGGTAAGACCCACCTCGAAGCTCCGAGAGCTTATGTGCCACTAGCTCTGCGTCTAGCTCGTATTGCGTTTTGGTAGTTGTAGTGTCCATTGTGTCCATTGTTTCTCGTACTTGGTTGTGTAGCCCTATAACTAAGGGGTTACGAAAGGGGGTTTCAAATTAAGGGTGTCATTTTGTATGCGTTTTCAATATGGCTTTTTAGGGACTCCGAGATCCCCGCAATAGTTTTTGATGGGGTTCTGACAGAATGTTGACTAACCCTGTCTTTGAGGGGAGTACCCCATTAGGAGGTCTGCGTGTTCCTCTCCGAGAGCCTCTGCCTCTTGCATCAGTGCCTCAAGGTCTGCGTGGAGGGGGAGGGGGTACTTGAGGTCATCAAGCACCTTGTCGATCCATGCCTCGACCTCATCCTCACTCATGGGCTTGGTGATGTCGAGAGGGTTCAAGCCCTCTCCGAGACAGACCGAGCAAGCCTCGAAGTCATGGCAAGGTGGCTCTGTGAAGCTCCCCCAGTCGTAGGAGATCTCACCACCTGTCCCATCGCACTGGTCGCAGAGGTGGGGGTGGTCAGCGTTGAGCTTGGCGATGATCTCTGCTCGCTTAGCCGCGTTGATGTCGGATCGCCTCTTGAGGTCTGCGAGCTGGTCGTTGTGGTCGTGGTCTGTCATGCTGGTTCTCCTTTCGGGAGGGGGTGGTGGTCGCCCCTTACACTAGGCTATAGGTAAGGGGTTACGGTCAGTTGAGGTCGGAGTAAAACTCTAGGTAGCTCTGCTCGTCCTCGGCGGCCTCCCTCATCGCTCGCTCGTGTTCACGCTCAAGCCACTCTCGCTCGGCCTCTTCCATCTCAAGGTGGGCGAGGTGCATCTGCTCGTAGTGAAGCTCTTGCTCGACCTTGTGGATCTCGGAGAGGAGGGGGTGCTCCCCATCCATCATCATCTCGACATGAGCCTCTGCGTCCTCATCGCTGATGGTCGAGGTGAGGTCGAGGGGGTTGAGGCTCTGACCGAGACAAGCCGAGCAGTCGTCCCAGTCGTCCGTGATCGGCTCGTGCCACCCATCGCCACTGGTGGAGATGTCGCCCCCGACACCCCGACACTTGGTGCAGTGGTTGGGGTGGTCGGCCTTGAGCTGTGCGTTGAGCTGATCGAGGCTCGCCTCAAGGGTCTTGATGTCAGCTTTGGTCTTGGTGATCGTCATGTCGGTTCTCCTTGTCCGAGAGGGGTTGGGTCAGCCTGTCTGCCTCCCCACACTAGACTATAGATAAGGGGTTACACTCGGACTGCCGAAGCAAACCCCCGACCCTCTGATTTCTACACGCTGAGATTTTTTGTTCGGCTCGCCCTAAAATTTTAGTGGGGGGGCGAGCAAATTTTATGGCCTCTTGGCTGGCTTGCTCTTGTTGATCTTGTGTCGGCAGATGGGGCCGATGGCTGACTTGAGGCTGTTAGGGTTGGTGAGGGGGAGTCGGCATCTCGCACATCGTGCTTCGCACATGATCTGGAGATGGTCGGGCATCTCGAAGCTAGGGTCGGTCGCCACACCTAAGAGCCAGACGAGGGTGTCATAGCCGATGTCGAGTCTCGGCTGGTTGAGGTTCAGCCCATACTCGACTCGGAGCGTACCCTTAGAGTCCACCGCCCCGATGGTCTGGTACACGGGGTCATGGGTGCTGTTAAGCCCATGCAGGTTGAGGCTGACCTCGATGGGGTCATTGACGGTCTGCCCCTTGTGGCGAGTCGCCTTGTAGGTGAGGTGGTTGCTCTTACGCTCGTTGCCAAGCGTGAACACCCACTCCTTGGTACGCTTGGAGGGGAGAGCGTTGCCGTCTTGGTCATGGGTCGCCCCGAAGAATGGGGCGGTGAGGTGAGCGAGAAAATCGCTTGGGTCGATGGTGATCTGGTGCATGGGGTTCTCCTTTCGGGAGGGCTGAGGGGGGGTGTAGGGTTAGTCTAAGAGCGACCCGACAACATCAGTGCCCATGAGGTCATCCCTCCATCCTTTGGGTGCGAGGACGACCTCACCGTAGAGGTTGGGGTAGTGCTTGTTGGGGGTTGTAGAGATGGGCTTGTAGTCCGAGGCGACACCGAAGAGTAGGTCGCCCATGCTGGTCTCCTTAGCGATCTCGATGCGACCTCCGACTAGCTTTTGGATGTCAGCGAAGGAGCTGATCACTACGGTCTTGGGGGAGTTGTGGGTAGGGTAGACTGTGACTTTCATGGAGTCCTCCTGTGATGTGTGGGCTGACTGTCAGCCCCGATACTAGGTCATAGACAGGGGGTTACAGCTACCCCTTCTCCTCGTTAATTTTTGCTCTCAGCTCGCTTATCTCTTTTAAGAGCTGATCACGCTCGGACCTTAAATTATTATTATTTTGGTAGTAGGCGTTGAGGTGATTTAGCATCGTCTCTTTAGGCACTCCACGCTTCTTGAGGTAGAGGTCTTGGAAGGCGACTGTCTGCCATGTGCCATCGGGGTTCTGACACTCGGCAAAGCAGATGGTGGACTTGACCTCGCCCTGCACGACCTCACCAGAGTAGGATCTGTAGTGGTAGAGATCACCAGCTCGTGGTAGGTCAGAGCTGGACAGCTTGGGGTCGAGGTGAGCCACTTCGGGATGGATGGTCTTAGTAGAAATCACAGGGTCGGGTGATGCCTCGTCCTCGACCTCTTCGATCTCACCGAACAGGTCTAGGTCTAGGGGGTCTGCCTCGCTGATGTTGGGGTCTTTGATCATGCCCCCTTCGAGGATGAAGTCGCCGCTCTTGACCCCTTGATCGAGGATCATCTGAAAGCGAGCATCGCCCATACGCTTGACCCCTAGCTCTTGCTTGGCGACCTCTTTAGCCTTCTTGAGTGTTAGCCCTATGAGTGCCTTCATAGCTTGCCCTCCATAACAGCTCTCCAGTCTTGGACGAGCAAGTACGACTTGTGGTTGATTGGGAGATCGTCAGACCACCCCTCGATGAGCGTAGGGTCATTTTTACTAGTCACCCTACGCCATATGGTCAGGCACTTTTCGTGTTCGTATTGATTGTAAAAATCAGTCAGCCTGTTCAGCTCTTCATGTTTTGTCCGAGGAGGTTGATCACGCAAGATCTCGTCCCATCTTGAGCGAGCCTGTTCATTTAACATCTCTAGGGTTAGGTCAATGGCCTCTTGTAAATCCGTCATAGCTCGTCCTCCCATGCTTGGTAGTCATCTGCTGATGTGTAGTAGCAGTCGTCATCGTAGTCGTCATCGTAGTCGTCATCATCGGCACTGTCGGGGTCGAGCATCTCCTCAACCATCTTTTTAAGAAGCTGTGCCTTGACCGTTGTGTGGTGGGCTACCTCGACCGAGGGGATGCCATAGTGGTGGGCTAGGTCTTTGACCTCCTCGTAGCTCCCTAGCTCGGCTATGAATATGGATGCCCACTCCTTAGCCTCGCTCTCACTCGGCCCCACGCTGTGAGCCTCGCTGATGAGGTCTTGTAGGTGTCCACAGTTATTGGCGTATGTCGTCATATTGTTATCTCACTTTCGTGTCTACTAAAGGGCTTACCAGTCTCGATCTGCTCGCCACGCATCGTAGCTGATCATGGTGTTTAAGTCTTCGTTAAACGCTCGCCTCAACAGGCTAGTCTTGGTTCGGATGTCGAGGTCATCTCGCCACCCCTTGATCTGACTTGGGCTGTAGTCCTCGCCCCAACCCGACTCGTCCTCCATTCGGAGTTTGATCCAACGCTCAAGTGCAGACTCGTACTGCTGTACTTCCGAGCTGTACTTGCTCACCTCTGCCACCCACTCGCTAGGGGTAGGGGGAACATCGAGATCCTTAAAGGCTTGCTCGATGTTTCGCCACTCCTCTCGGAAGGCTTGGGGGAGGCTGTTTCGGATGGTGGCATATTGGACTCGTTGCTGTTCGATGGTCATGTCGTCTCCTTTCAAGAGAGGTGCTGTATGCTGTTCTATAGATAAGGGGTTACGGGTTGTGCTTGTAGTGGACGATGCAGTCATAGTGTACCTCCACCACAGCCCCAACAGGCTTGATCTTCCTCACCCCTCGCTCCTCTAGCAGTTCGACCTTGAAGTAGTTGTTGCCCCACTTCCCCCCACGCTCGATTACCTTAGCTCGTGTGCGTTGCCCCCCACCTGTCGGAGTGGAGGTAAACACGATCTCGTCCCTTGGACCGATCTGTTCCATCGGTGGCATATTGGACTCGATCCAGTCCTCAC